GTTTCATTCGTGAGCCGTTGATTAGCTTTTTGTTTTCAGCTTGGAGTTTTTCATTTTCACAATAAATATCAAAAGCTTCCGTTAACGAAGTAAGTGCTACAGTATTTGCATTTCCTGAGTTTGGGTATTTTTTTTCAAATTTATCTATTATTGGTTTCCAAAATTCTTTTAATTTATTAATTTCTTTCTGCTTATACTCACAAGCGTATTTAAAAGCGTCAAACATTGCATTTTTATACTCTAATTCAAAAGGTTCGTACCAAATGCTATCCATATTTTTTAATATATCAGAAAAAAACTTCTCGAACGCTTCTTTGTCTTTATCGTTCATACTAAAGCCCTTTCTAGTTTCCTTATAGTATCGTCTAGTTCTGCAGTTAAGATTATATTCTCTTCCAGTACTGCCTGGAGTCTATCGTAATACTTAACCAGCTGCTCTTCCTGTTCCTTTATTATCTTTTCCAGCTCTAAGATCTTAGCCTCGAACTCTCCGCATCTATCGTGCCTTAACATAATACCTCCATTAAGTGACATATTCCGTAACATATTGGATATGTCTTATAATTTAAGATCCTCTATAACTTGGCTCTCTAGGCTTTCCCTGTAGTCTTTTACTAATGCTTCTATTATTACTGATCTATCTACATTAAGAGCGCATGAAAGCTTATTAATATCCTTAGAAGGGAAAGAGCACTTGCCCAGCTCGATATTACTCAGATACTGGGAAGTCTTGCCACTCCAGCCAAGGAAAGAAGAGAGCTTCTGCTGGCTTAGATTAAGCGCCACTCTCCGAGATCTGATATACTTGCTTATATTGTTTGCCTTAACTCTCATTTTTTAACTCCTTTATTTTTAAAATAGTCCAAGATCATCTCGCTAATTTCTATACATGACTCGTTAATGCTAATTAGAGTAGAGTCGCTAACTAATCCTATGTCCTTATATCTCATGCTCTTTTTTGTATGGATTAAGTATCTATTGAAAGATAATAGAGTATATTCGTAATCGTCTTTCTTATAAATACTACCGAATAGATCTTTAATCTTATCGTCTGAGTAAAAACTCTTATTAATTGTTTTTCTTTTAGCTATGCCGTTGATAGCATTATACGCTCTAATCTCCTGTCTTATCCTGTCGTCTACTTTAGAAGATACTTCCCAGTCTTTCTTATTAATAGAAGTATGGTCCTTACCTATTTTAACTACTACGTTTTTATAAATATTAACCCAGCCAGATAAAGTCTTTCTATTAATACCAATATCTTCAGAAAATTTTGTAAGAGTATAGATACCTGTACTTCTACCACCATGCCTTATATCGCATACGTTAATAGCTAGAGAGGCTATCTCTGCCTGGTGGCAGTCAATTGTCTCTAGTAGATACTTACACCTTGAAACAATTTTTTTATAATCTTCTATTTTTATTTTATACCTCCTACTTATCCAGTCTATTACGTTGGCTATACATCTCTTTAAATTTTTTAAAGTCTATAGCAAGATCTCCGCTAAAAGAACGAAGTCTTTTATCATATTGTAAGTAATACAGACCGTGCACTAGCTCCTGGGATCTATGCTTAACCACTCTTATGGTCGGATAGAAGCCATCGTTAATCTCGAAGCGCTGGAGGATATAAGCGAACTCTACCAGGTTAGCTAAATTTTTAGATCCTCTTATATCGTTAAGATTAATTAGCCTACCCATAGAGTCCGTGGCCTTAGCGTCTGTATGAGCGATAAGGATAGTAGCTATGTTAAGTCTAGTAGTAGCTTCTTTAAGCTTCTTAGAAAATGATCCCTGCTCCTTAGCTGTCTTATCATTATAGAGAGCGCTGGTAGTTATGTTATCAAAGATAAGTACGTCTGGTTTATAGAACTCTAGCCACTCGAAGAAAGTCATCTCTGTTAGTCTCTGAGAGTCTAGCTCTGAGAAAGCGTTAGTAGTTAAGAGCTTATCATGGCTAGGCATACCGTAGGCCACTTGCCGTTTATAATCGTCCACGGTTTCTTCGCTTAACCAGATCCCTACCGATAGCTCATTTTCGGGGTTAAAAATAATATCTCTTAAAAGCGTCCTGACGAGCGTTGACTTGCCTCCCCCTGTGGTACCAAGGACCAGGTGCAGAGAAGCTCTCCTGAGTCCATTATGAGCGTTTAGGAAGCCTAATCTTGAGTGGGCATGGACCTGCTTTAGCTTATCTTCGTATTGTTGCTGGTCGTCATTAGTAAAATACAGCGTCACGTTAAACCCCTTGCGTTATCACTACCATTTTTATTTAGTAAAGCCATAATCGTACGGTACTACCTTGGCCGCTGCCTCATCAAAAAAGGCTTTCAAGTTGTAATCTGCCTCGCTCAAGTTACCCTTCAAGCGCTTGTTATTATCTCGATCTATCCAGCTAGATAAGAATGATCCAGCTTGGCGCTTTTTATTATCTGCCTGCCAGTAATACGCTTTCTCGATAGTCTGCGCCAAGTAGTCTTCGTCGTATTTTTTTAGGAGCTTTTCCTGTAAGGGTAAAGATCCTTTTCTAAGCCAGGTAATAATTTCTTGGTCTTCAAAATTCAAAACTTCTAAAGGTGAGTTTTTAACACTTAGCGTAGTATTTTCGTAAGAAGCCTTCTCCTTTTCCTTAGCCTTATCCTTAACCTTAGCTTTATCTTTATCCTTCTCCTTTTCCTTAATACTATCGCTAGTATTGCTATACTCTATGGCTAGAGTATAGGATCTACCTACTTCTAATGAGTTATATGTGATACTTTCCTTACTCAGTGCGTCCATAACTGAGCCATGAACTTTAGACGCAGGGTTTAGCTTTCCGTACTGAAAGTCTAAAAATTTAGGTATGAAGTACTTGAACTCGCTTAAACGAAGAACTCTATCACTAAAAAAAGTAGATATATCGTCGTCTTTAAACCGTTCTTTAAGCACTAGCTCTACTAGCTCCAGGTCTATTGTTACGATCCCAGCATGGTTACAAGTACAGAGTAGATACTCCCATAAAAGCTTATGCTTACTAGATAATCTTCTATACCAGGGATCTGTGAACTTTTCGGTATCAGTAAAACGCTTGGCCATTAAGTACCTCCTTAAAAATATTGCTTTCTATATATGTAATAAATATAGATAGTCTGATTTTTTATTCTTAACAATTAAAAAAATGGTAATATGTAATACTTATAAAACTACGGAGTTATTAAATGGCTAAAATTTATACACTTTTATTTTTATTATTTTTTATCTCATGCGGATCTAAAAACGATAAAAGATGCTTCACCAGAGAAGAAGCTATTCTATCCTGCCAAGCTGAAGAGATCGTCAACAAACAAGTAAGCGTACAAGTCGCTAAGCAATTATGTGAGCCGTTTTATCCTACTTCTATTAATTGTTATAATTTATAATTATGTTAAAAAGTACTTCTAGCGAGATCATTCACTGTAATAAATGCAAAGAATATTTTGAGCTTTACTATGACGATCAAGGTAATGTAACTTCTGAGCTGTCCTGTAGATGCAGAAATAAAATTAAATTAATAAACGGTATGAAGCCCTTAGACTGGGCGCTTAAAGAAATAAAAAAAGACTTATTAAAAATTAAAAGGGGTACTAAATGAAGTCGAACTCTCTCAATTTATTCCAGCGTATTAATCTAGTAATGAAGTCCGTAGATAGCGTGCATAAAGGCTCTACGGTAGAAATGGGTAATGGTAGATCTTATACCGCCGTTACCCACGACGACGTTACAGCTCTTCTGCATGGTCCACTAACTGCTGCTGGGATAGTCGCTATGCCTGATATGGCAGACTTTTCTCTAGAGGCTATCGAGTCTAAGAGCGAGTACCAAGGAAAGATAACTACTAAGATCTCTTACCTAGCTAAGATCCAGGCCAGCGTTACCTTTATCAATATTGACGATCCAGCAGAAAGAATAACTACTAAGTGCTTCTCCTACGCTATGGATAGCTCAGATAAGGCCATGGGTAAGGCTTATTCTATGGCGCTTAAGTACTGTTACCTTAAGACCTTTATGCTAGAAAGCTTAGACGAAGAAGAGTCTAGAGATTATGAGAAAGCGTATAAACCTAGTTATAACAATGGCCCTACGCCTGAGTTAGCTACTCCTGCTCAGTTAGGAGCCATTAAGAAGTTATACCCATTAAGCTATCTAGAAAAATTGGATCCTAATACTATTACGAAAAAGCAAGCTGGAGAGTTAATATCTAACGCTCCAAAGAATAAGGGGTAATTATGCCATTAAAGAAAGGTAAGTCTAAAAAGACTATTAGCGAGAACATTAAAAAAGGAATGAAGAGCGGAAAGAGCCAGGCCCAATCTGTAGCTATCGCTCTCTCTGTAGCTGGTAAGAGTAAGAATAAAAAAACTAAAAAGAAGTAGGTAGTAAATGGTCGCAGTAAATAAAGTTATCCTATTAGGTCCAGTCTATCAGATCAAAAAAATTGAAACTAAGTCGGGTAAAGATATGATCGCTTTTACTCTTAAGACTTGGCGCCCCATGGGTAAGAATGAAGATGGCACTCGTAAAGAAGATAAAAAGACTTGGCATAAAATCGTGTCTTACGGAGCCGCTGCTAACGTACTTGAGAAGTATCTAAAAGACGGCAAGATTATTTATATCGAAGGCGTATTAGACTACTATAAAGATAAAGACAATATCGAGCGTACTCAAGTAGTCCTGGAAGAGTTTAGTTTTATGTCTGAGCAGTCTAATGCTTCCTAGTCATTACTTAATCGTAGACGTCGAAGCTACTGATAAGGTCTCTACACTTGCCCAGCTAATAACTGGGCATTTTTTATTAGCAGATAAAAACTTTAATATTATAGAAGAGTACGAACTTAAGGCCCGTCCCGAGCTATGGGATAATGCTGCCCAGGAAAGCTATGCTATACATGGGATAGGATACGATACTGCTAAGCACTTCCCAGCTCATAGAGAAGCTATTCAGGACCTAAACGCTTGGCTTGAGGATCTTCCTATCTGCCACTTCGCAGCTCATGCTAATAGAACTATTTTCGGAAAATTTAGCACTTATGATTATTCGGTCTTAACGTGTAATCTATTCCATTACTCTATGCAGTACTCTCTCTATAGGTCCTGCCCTAGAAAGCATATAATCTCTACTCATAGTCTTGCTAAATATTTGAGGCTGAGCTGTAATTATGATTTAAAAAGTATCGCTCAGTACCTGGGACTTAATAACTTTAAGCATCATGACGCCAAGGCAGATACAGTAGTATGCTTCGAGATATTAAAACTATTATTACCTAAAGTAGATCTAGAAGAGTTTTTCAATAAAGAAAATTTTAACCTGGGGGTAGAAAATGAGACTGCAAAAAAAACACGAAGTACTAGAGCATCTAAAAAAGAGATCTTCGAATTATAAAGATTTAATCTCTAATCTTTTCTCTATCATTGATCCAGACAAAAAGAACTATAAAGAGCTAATATGGCTAATGGCCATGCCCGATAGTCTTAAGAAAGAAGCTCATAACTTAGTTAGGTATACGATAAACGCCATAGAGCCAGAGCCAGAGACTCTGGGAGATCTTATAAATGAATATCCCCAGGGGACTATATTCGACGATCAAGCTAACGGCAGAAGTTACCAGTTAGAAGGAAGGCTCTTTGATGCTGGGACTGGAGAGTTAGTAGTCGGAGAGTATGCCTGTAGAGATATTACTACTAACGAGATGCACTCTCTCCCTTTAGACCTAAAGATTAAGTGGGTATTCTAATGAAGTACTTATCTTTTTTTTGTGTTTTCTGCTGGATAGCTTTAGGCTCTTTCTATTATGGCTATAAGATAGGAATAAAAAAGCACTTTATTAACATCTCCTGCCATAAGGCATTTAACTATGGACCTTAAGAAGCTTGAAAGACTTACAGTCTATGAGCATATCTTAGAGTCTAAAGATCTTAATGAGGCGCTTGATAGACTTACTAATATTGCAATAGATACAGAAGACGAAGACCTCTTTAAATATACCTGGGAGCTTAGAGATATGGTTATAGATATGAAGGAGATACTGTGGAAATGATCGTAGAGCGGATAAAGTCGCTAGAGTATAACGTAGCAATCTATAAAGAGATCCTTAAACATAGGCAAGATAAGAAGATAGCTTCCAAGCTAGATAGTACTCAGAAGGTCCTGGACCTTAACTTAGGTATCTATCTAGGCAGCGGAGGGAAGTACCAGGTAAAGAAGAGAGACTCCATTAAGGGGTTAGATAAAGAATGGAAAGTAAGGAAGGGGATACCTCTCTATAATGGGACGATCTCTAGAGAGCTATGGTTAAATGGTTTACTATTTAAAGATAAGTTAACAGTAGCCGAGGCTATGGATATTATGGAGGCGTTAGCATGATTAAATTTTTATTATTACTTATTATAGCTTCCTGCTCTATGGCGCCTATCCCTAGCATTCTTGCGCCTAATTACGCTATCGAAGTAACTAGACCAGTTAGGGTAGTCTTTACTTGCAAGTCTAGCCTGCCATGGCTAGTAGATCTTACCAGGATAGCTAATTGCCTAGCTAATAATCAGGACTTTATTAATGAAGTTAAAACTTACCCTAAATTTACCCATACCGATAAAACTTCTACGGACGTAGCTAATAGTCTTGAGTCTATGCAGGGGTACGTAATTAGTACCTATAAGACTAAAAGTCCATTTAGTAGCGTCATAGCTACTACTTATAAAAATGATAAGAAGACTCTCTATCTTAATCTTAGAAAGAATCCCAGGAGGCTAGAAGATATGGTTAATACTGTACTGCATGAGTCATTGCATTTAGCTGGGTATTCTCATGGGGATAACTCTCCTAAGGGTAAAGAAGAGAGCGTTAACTATAAGGTAGGATCCCTAGTAGAGAAGTACGTAGGAGTCTGTAAATGATAGCAGAGACTGGGCAGTTAATTTCGTTTTTCTTAGGCGCATTAATAGCCATGATCGTACGCTCTAGAAAGATTAGGGCCTATGAGATTAAGAACTTTTCGAAGATTAAATAGAGTAGGTATTAATCCGTCAATATCCTACCCTATTACCAACCAACCAGTAGAGGAGAAGGATACTCTACTTATTAAATTGTTACGCAGTAGATTAGATAAGTCTAGCTAAGCTCTCTTAATGCTTTCTTCTTTTCCTTGTCTAGAAGGTTAAGCTTATCAGAGTACTCTGCTCCGCATCTTATACAATTGTATCTAGTAAATTTACCATTATTAGAATAGATAAAGCCATTAGCTCTGAACTCTACGGATCCGCAGGCGCATTTATTTTCTAGGCTTTCACTAAAGACGTTAAGGTTAGGATGCTTTCTATCGTAAGGACGGATCTTAAGGTAGTACTCCTCCAGGCTTAGCACATCGTACTTATTATACTTTTCCATTTCGTCCCAGGCTTCATTATCCCCAGCTTCGCAGGCCCTCCATAGTTCGAAGCCTGCATACTTCCCATGATCTAGCTTCTTAAACTTCGTACATAATTTATCGGTAGTATAGGCAAGCTTATTAGAAGTAAACTTGGCCACTCTTTTAGCTACTATTAAAGTATCTACACTCCTAAATGAAGACGGAGGAGGGAAGCCATTAAGCAAGAATCTAGCCGCTAACTTCTTCTCATCGAAGCGCTTAGAGTTTTGTCCCACTACTATATCTGCCTCGTCCAGGAGCTGCCATATCTGCGAAAGAAGACCATAGTCATTGCCTATGTTATCCCTGCAGTCTGCATAGATAATCTTATCTTGAGAGTCTCCCAACCACTTAGCTGACCAACTCATAACGTACCAGTCTCTTATAACCTGATTAAGCCCTATATTTTGATCGAAAAGATCGAAGGCGTAGCATATTAACGGAGAAGTCTCTATATCCAGTAAGAGGATCTTAGGTCCTGCGCTGGGTATAGGAGGAGGGGTATCGTTAATATCTGCAAGGTCTAGGATAGCTTTAGATCCTCCATACTTTCTTATCGCCCAGTCTGATACTCCTGCCGCCATAATCTCAGTGCGAGTAGGAGCTTTACCTGTATCTATACCTAATTGCTTAACTATCTTAACTACTTCGTGCAGATCCATAAGCCCCCTATGGTAGGTATAGATAAATTTTTATGGGTATTTTGTGGCAGGCATAGACTGAAGCCCAGATAAGGGCATGAGATAGATAGCCTACTCATAGAGGATAGTTTGAATACCATGGCCTAGCTTCCTTGCTAAGTTAAGTGGTCTTTAGTTACTATGATCGTATGAATAATTTAATTATGCAATTACCCATCAAGCCACTATCGGTTAACTCTAAATTTACGATCAATAAATATAGCAGGCGTATAGTAAAGAGTACTAATGCTGTAAAGTTTGAGCGTAATACTTTAAAGCTATTGAGTAAGTACGATAAGGATATTAAAAACTTTTCTAGTAAGTTCGATAAAAATAAAGATGCCCTAACTCTAGAGCTAGTTATCTACGTCCCAGCTACTGAATTTTTCACCAAGAAAGGAGCGATAAGCGCTACCTGCATAGATGTCTCTAATACTCTCAAGATAATAGAAGATACTATCTATAAAGCGTTAGCTATTAATGATTCTTTTAATATAAAGGTTAGTGCAGAGAAGCGCCCCTACAATGGTACGGAATGGATAACCCACGTAGAGATAATTAAGACTAATAAACCTAGAATAGATCCACTAGATGCTATAACCTGGGGACCTTCCCTCCCTTCTTAATAATCATATCTGCATAAAACTTCTTAAGCTTCTCAGTAGGAGCGCTAAGATACTTCTGCTTTAATGACTCTAAAGGATCTTTCGGACCTGGTTTTTTTGGATCTTTACGGTCTAATTTTGAAGATGACATACAGGACCAGAGGAAGGATAGCAATAGATACCATAAAGTCTAATATAAAAGCTGCTGTATTAATCATATCTTTTTATTCCTAGCTCTATTCTTGCCCTAACTTCTTCCCAGAAGGTAGCTTTTTTGGCGTACTCTTTAGGAGTCCAGCCTATAAGCTTATCGCAGTAGTTGATTGGCTCTTTCCAGGTACTGCTATCAGGAGTTTTTCCGATATAGTCTAGGCCAAAATGGTACGTCCTGCATAGACAGTATGAATTATCTACATCTATGTAAGACTTTCCTTCCAGGCTGGTAACATAACTAAAGATCGGAGAGCACTGGGGACCGTCTGGAGTACTAGGAATATTAGTACAAGACGCAAGAATTATAAAAAAAGGTATTAATCTCATGGCATATTATCGAAGGTATCTTTGATCTCTTCGGATGACTTAGCTTTAGCGTAAGCTTCTGCTTTAATCTTAGCAGACTCTTCTCTTTCTTTACGGATCTGTCTAACTTTAAAGATATTGTAGAGCATAAATGCCAAGTCCTTAAGCAGTGGGATAACTAAATTAATTACCAGCAGCTCTATAAACTTGGCATACATAAAACTAACCTTGCTGGCCGTCGATCTTATCTAGTGCAGACTTGATAAAGCCTTCTACTTGAGGAAGAACGATAAGTGCCATGTCATCGTAAGGAGTAGCTGAAAGTTTAGCAGACTCTTTTACCCACTGAAGAGTAGACTCTACCACTACTTTAGCTGCGTCTTCTGCAATGTCTAGACCTTTAGACTTAAGGATATTAACTAACTCAGATACTTCGTAAGGCTTAACCATTTTTAGGCTCCTTCTTTAGTGGTTTATGGACTGGATAGCTCCAGCCTGGATAATTCTTTTTATACTTTTCGATAATATCTATACCGATAGCTAAGTGAATATGTGGACCGTTGCCATTATTATGATAGTACATAAGTCTTCGCTCGCCTCTCTGAGTAAGATATCCTAAATGCTTAAACTTATCCGAGAAGGTTTGCATAAGAAGTACTAGCTTCTCTCTACTCATGTCTATAGTTCTAATATCTACAGCTCTTCCCTGGTTATGGGCAGGACTTTCTCTTTTTAGTTTTTTATCTTGCTCAGGAGTACTAAGAGACTCAGTAAGAGTAATAGACTTTTTATCATAATTTTCTGACCAATTATTAATAGCTTTTACGATATCTATAACTAAAGGGTGAAGCTTATTAAAGCCCTCCTTAACGTAGTCATCTTTGAAGTTAATCATTTATTTTCTCTGTAAAAGGTAAAGCGTTAGAGTCTCTATCTTACCTTCAAGCCTAGCAATATCGCTAGTAGTAGCTTGGCTTTCTATCTTCTGCTCAAGTTTTTCTACCTGGTTTACAGTAGAGAAGTTAGCATGAGCGTAGATAACTAATGAAGCTCCCAGACCGATTAAATAGATAATAGGCTTAAGCTTTTCTATTAACATATCCACTTAGATCTTTTTAAGAAAGTTACCAGCTTTATCTAGCTGCTTAGCTTCCCAGCAAGATCCTGGAGAAAATTTAACTGCCTTACACTCTTCGTAATTTCTAGTACCATTATGGGCAGAAGTTACAAGAAAAGCAAAAATTAGAATAAACATACACGACCTTTTAGCATGGCTTAACCATGATACCTTTAGAGAAGTAAACAATAGGCTCTATAATCTTATCCAATTCGTAGTTTTTAACTTCTACTTGGTTAATCAATTCGTTACCTTCTGCGTCCGTAGATACTTCTTCTACGTAAGAGATAACTTCTTTTTTAATGATTAGTTTTTTATCCTGATCGAACTCGTAAAACTCAGGAATAGCATAGATGCCAAAATAGTAATTAAGATCAATCTCGACCTGCTCTAGTCTTAAGCCTCGAATAGTTGCTTCGATGAATTTGTCCCCAGCTTGATTAGACCAAAAATTTAGTAGTGAATCATTTTTAAATATTGCAAACATAAGACCTCTTATGAAATTTGATTGTACTCATTTACAATGACAGAGCAGTTAGTAGGTATTCCAATGACAGAACCAGAGGAAACCCAAAAGCCTGTATTATTGTAGTTTGGGGACACTATTACATCGTAAGTGCCTGTAAAAGTACCAGAAACTGAGCTAGATATACTTGCTATTACAGAAGAAAGTATGCCTGAAAAAAAATTATTAACACCTGTTATAGTATTGGCTAGAGACTTTACTGTTATAGTTGGGGCTGCGCTACCAGCTGAAGAAACAGTCAAGCTAACATTTTTTGATAATACGTTATCTGGAAAATTTATTGTATATGAAACTGATCCTATCGATGTTCTTGTAACAGATCCAGAAAATCTAAAAGGAAACATTGCTACAGAAGCGCCGTCTACTGTTAGAGATACTTCACTATTTAAAAAATTCTTGGTTTGAGAAGTATTAGTAGCATTTAGTCCAGTAGTCGTAGAATATCCCTCGCATGGAATGATATAAGCATACTTCCCTGCAGGGATAGTGTAGGAAGCTGTCTTAATCGAAGTACTAGCTGGGTTATTATTAAATGGGACTACGATAGGCGCTGCCATGGGATCTCCTTAAATTGTACCGTAGACGAGTACTCTAAACTTTCCTAATGGAATACTAGGTAAAGAAGTTACGTCTAATCTTAAAAACTCTCCAGAAGTTACGCTCTGGTTACTTACGTTAAGAGTACCTGTAGCTATAGCGTAGTCTGAAGCTGTAGAAAAGTCGATAGAAGGAGCTACTGTAAGTACAGAGGTTAAGCTAGTAGAGTCCATAGTGGCCCCCTTCTTAACGTCGATAGATAGGATACCTGAAGTAATAGATCCCTTTTCGAATATCTCGATCTCTACTCTGCTAATAGTAAAATTAGTAATAGCTCTATAGTAGTCTAGTCCTGTCATCGTAGAAGCTGAAGAAGCATTAAGTACGGTATTATTCCAGATCTCGATAGGCGCAGTACCTAGAGAAAGCGCAGTAATTCTGGACTCATGATCTATCAGGTCCGAGCGGATAGTCGTGAAAATTTCACGCTTAATGGCCTTACCTACTGCAATTATCGCTAAAGGAAGCTCTGTATATGCCATAATCTTTTACCCGATTAAAATAGTACCTAACTCATCTTCGCTAGTAACGTCTGGAGTCTCCGTATCATTATCTAGCACGTAACCGTATCTGTCTAGATCCTCAGATCCTGGAGAGTAGTCTGCTGCTGTATCTGGAGCGATAGCTGGGACTCTGCTAAACACGTTACCTAGATCGTTTATCTGTACGCTAGTAGTCTCTCCAGTCTTAGAGATAGAGTTAATTATTCCTATCTTTCTTTTAGTTGAGCTTCCAAAACGCTTATAGAGTCTAGAGAGATCCAGGAGTAGAGCATCATTAAGAGTCTTAAGAGCGAGATTAAGCTTGGCGCTTAGAGTTACTACGGACTGAGTTAATGATCTAAAGAATATCCAGCGCTCAGCTATGATAGTAGCTTCGTCCTGGTAGTATAGGTAGCTAGTTACTTCTAATCTCTGCTTAGTCTCTACTGCTTCATTAACGAAGTTAGAGTCTAGAAGGATAGTCTTAAGCGCCTCAGACTGAGCGTCCAGATCTACATAAGGTCCATACTTTAAGATAAGAGAGTTAATGATATTGGACTTAGTAGCTACGCTAAAATTGATAATGTCCTCATCTTTAATAGCCTCCAGGTCCTCTGGCTTATCTGCATTAAGGATCTTGTATGTATAATTAAATGAGTTATCCAGATATAAGCTACCAAAAATACTTTTATTAATATCCGTCATCATTTCTCTGAGAGCTGGGATCTCCTGCCCTATAGTCCTAGGATAGTATAGGCTTAGGGTAAAGCTACAGTCTGCCTCTGCCTGGGTAAAAGAAGCTGTATTAATATCAGTTAGACCTGCATTAGTAAGCATCCAATTAACCGCCTGAGCTGGATATCTTACCCATGATCCACTATCTAGACCTAAACAGCTTACAGCTACTAGAGAGTCGTCATTAATATAGCTAGGACTTTTAAATTGGATCGTCCCAGTATAGGAAGCTGCAGCGTTAGTACGAAGAGTAAGGCTAGAAGTATCTACGCTTAAGATCTCGTACCAGTCTGGAGCCGTTACAGTCTTAGCTTTAATCCAGTCTCTAGGTTTAAGGAGCGTAGTTAAGTCTACCGTAGTACTAGAAGTAGTAACCGTAGCGGATCCGCTCGTAAGCGTAAAGCTTAGATTAGGGTTATTAGTCTTAGCTACGTTATACTCTGCTAGAGAGTTAAAAGTTAAGATAGCGTCTGTACTTGTATTGCTTATAGTAAAGTCTCTATTAATTACGTACTGGGTATTACCTACGTATACTTCCTGGACTGGTATCTTCGTTACAGAGTCGCCAATAGAAGGAGTAGTGGCCAGCGCTTGGTTAAGAGTGATTAGATTAGAGGATACTCTTACTACTAAGTAAGAAGCTCCTAGAATAGAAAGATAATCTCCAGCTTCGATATCGTTAACGCTATCTACTGTAATACTTGTAGCGCTATTAACTGCAGTAATTAATACAGAGTACTCTCTAAGCTTATGGCCTGCTATATGCCATAGTCTATTCTTGCCTCTATATGGTATTTCTGGAGAGTTAGTAGCAGATACAGAAGTAAAGGTAGCCTCTATCTCATCGTCCAATAAAAGAGCAGTATCTGAACTTATAGATCTAATCTTATATGAGTAAGAGTTAGCATTAACAGAAAGGATTATGGTATCCCCAGGAGAAAGCTGAGACTTAAAAGAAGTCCCAGATCCTGATACTACGTTATTTTCTACGTCTGCGTTACGTGCCTGGGATCCTGAAAAGGTGACTGAGATAGTCCCAGATATAGTTAGCTGAGTATTACTTACTACGGTCGCTACAGTGTAAGAGTACTCTACTAGCGCAGTAATAATTTTAATCTTCTGCCCTGCTGTAATCTGGGTAGTAAAGGTAGTACCTAGCCCATTGATAGTGTTAGTGGTAGCGTTACCTGATACAGTACCAGATAAAAGGTTAGTATCTGCTGAGCCTGTAATATTCCCAGCAATAGAGTAACCATCTAGAGTCTTATCTATCCCTACTGTACGGATCTTATCTACTCTACCGAAGATTAGGCGCTTAGGGGTATCTAGTACTGAGTTATCAAGCTCTCCGTCTAAAGAAGAGAAGCGCCCCCAGGTTAATGGTTGACGCAGCTTAGATAGCTCGTCTTTTAGATTAAAAGATATCTGACTAGGACTAAAAGTCTTATCCGATATAATGCCTTTATAGATTATCTTAGCTTCTGAAGTGGGTAGCTCATCGGACCAGGACCAGAAGCGTACAGTACCATTCTCGAAAATTAGAGCATCAAAAATAGAGTCGAAGTATCCGTCATTATTCTCTAGCGCTATAGAACTATTGGACTCTAAAGAAATTCCGGTTTGCTCGAAGTCTAACTCTAGCTTAAGATTCCCTATAGACTTTATCCTAGAGTCATAATGGACCGTTTCCCCTGTAGTAATGTTATGAGGAAGATCTACTGGAATATTAGAAAAGAAAAATTTATAAGTAGCATAGAGACTATTAAGTTTAGGATCCGTATTATCCGAGAGCCTTACGTATAAGATCCCCTCATTAGGAGAGTAGTAAAACTCTCCAGCATTAAGAGCGTTAGAAGAAGCTTCTGTTAAGTACATGCCATTGACTTTTACTTCAGTGACAAAATAATTAACGGGCCTGGAGTAGATAGATCCAGAGTAGACGGTAAAGAGCTTAAGTTTTTCTCTAGCTTCTAAATGAGCTAATATGATCTTCTTAGATCTAGTCTTTTTAGCGAAGTCTACGTATGCCATTACTTACCTTCTTCGAAAGATAGCTCTGTATTCCAGTAATTACCTACTACGAAGTTAAGAGTAGGATCGTCTTTAAGATAATAGTAGCCATTTATTCTATCATTATCCGTAGTTATATTACCCTCTGGGAATATTAACCAGATAGGTAGGGTAAAAGAAGTATAATCTAACATTGTTAAAAGTGGCGCTAACTCTTCTTTCGTCATCGTCGAGATTGATCCGCTAATTTCTTTCTGCGTATTAATTAGATCAATGAAGCGCTGGCCGAGTCTATTCTTAGTTACGGTCGAGTTATTATTTTGCTTATACTTGATTGGATATTCGAAAGTAAGCTCTCCTATAGAAGCATACTTACCCAGGAATATCTTACTTACTTCGCAGTATCCTAGCGTACTTGTTAGAACTATCCGAGCATATCTGTAAGTTTGAGTAGATCCGAAGATATGATAGCCTACCCCATGAGTAGTATCTAAAGTTATCACCTGGCTAACTGCTGGAGAAGCCCAGCTATCAGAAGAGTTAAGCTCTAGAGTAACAGTGTTAACTCCGAAGCTAGTCCCATTATGTACTATAGCGAAGGCATTAAGATCCTTAGCGGATCCTAGATCTATGACGATACTATCAGAGTTAGCAGTAGATCGATAAACCTTAGAGCGTCTATCGTCTACCAGGTTAGCTACTGGGTACTGAGCACTCACTGTAGAAGGAGTAATGGTAGCGGACTTGATTAAGTTCTCATATAAAAAATGTTGATTGGCCATTAGAATACCTCAAAACCATTATTACGCTCATCTCTTATTAGTCGAGCGATCTCTCTGCCGTTAGCCTGGACTACAATAGGGATACTTCTAATCTCATTTATAATTGCAGATATGTCCATATTACCAGCAGAGCTTCTGCTTCCTGTAGCTAGTCCGTATAATTCAGTCTGCTGGTTTTTATTAAGTATCATTTCTCCAGAGTTAACTAAGGCAGGTACTCTATCTCCGCTAGTAGAATACCCTGATACGATACCACCTGTAGCGAACTTGGCCCCAGCGATCTTTGCCACGTTAGCTAGACCTGCTGCTACAATAGAAGCTGCTACTGCTGGTCCTAAGAAAGCAGGACGAGTATCCTCTAGAGCATGAGTAGCGGCAGTATAAGTAGAGATCGTGGCAGAGGCTATAGATAAAGCTTTCTGAGCATCCGAGCCCTGCTTAGTTAAAGCTAAGCCTGCATTAATATAGTTGGCCGTAATGCCTAATCTAGTATCAGACTCCTGCCTCTGTAGTTTAGTAAGATCCTTTTCTAGATCGATTGTATTTTTGTTTTGTACTTTCTGCTTATCTAGATCTGCTTTATTATTAATGGCTTCGATAGTGGCTCTTCTTAGCCCAGCATCTTGTATTAAGTTGGCCTTAGCTATCTCTGCCTGCTGTACAGCTTCTATCTTTGATTGCTCATAGATTAATAAATTTTCATACTCCAGCGCTCTCTGCTCTGCCGTTAAGGTATCGTCTGCTAGCTTAAGCTGGCTCATATAAGCGTTAAAGTCTTGCTGCTGCTGTATCAATTGTTGATTTAAAGCTTCTTTATCTGCGAGGATCTTATCCGCTGCTGCCTTCTCTTCTGTAGTCTGTACTGGAGCCCCAGTAGGACTGGCTCCAGGAGTAGCTGCTATAGGCTGGGCATTTATTTGATTAAATAATTTAGTCTGCTGAGCTTGCAAGTTTATTAGTTCTTTCTTAGCAGCCTCGGCATTAAAGAATAGGCTATCAAAGAAGCCTAAGTTACCCTCACCTTCTGCCCTTAACTGCGCCTGATATGCCTCTATTCTTGTAGTAAGAGAAGCATATTGAGTAGAAAGAGTATCTAAATTTTTAGCTCTCTGCTCTTCGTTTAATCCGATCCCCAGGACTACAGCATTAGTATCCTGGACTATACCACCTAGCGTAGAGAAAGCAGACTTAACAAGATCTAGAGATCCGATAGCTAAAGAGTTTTTAGTAATTAAATTGCCTAGCTCTTCCTGGAAGTCGCTTATAACATTCTTAGTCTCTGCTACCTTTCCATTATAAGAGTTGAGCTCATTGGCCGCCGCTCCTGCGAACTTAGAAGCCACTACGTCGATAGCTCCTCCTGCCTTAAGCTGCTCTGCTGTGAGTCCTCTTAATGCTGGGATCTGTTCGTTAAGCTTTCCTGCAGTCCCGTCTAGAGTCTTAGCTAACTTGCTAACATTTTCTTCTAGAGATCCTCCGAAGGTAGAAGTTAACTCTGCCGCTGCCTGGACTAACTTTTTAGCCTGCTCATTACTAACCCCGAAAGACTTAGCAATAGCTAGTTGGCCTACTACTACTTCGTCGGCATAGACTGAAGTCCTCTGTAGCTCAGAAGCGAAGGCAGAAAAGTCGTCTATTGCTTCTTTAGAGTAAGAGCCAGAAGCTCTTAACGCCTGCCCTAATTTATTTAATGCAGCTTCCTGTTCTGCCGCTGCCTGGACAGATCCAGATACGAAACTAGTAATAGCGCTAAATGCGAAGCTTATGCCTTTCTCTACCAGGCTTCCTACTGCTACGCCCTTGGCTACGTCTGTAAATGCTTTATTAAAGGCGTTACTAATAATATTACCAGTCTTAGCTGCTTCTGTTTTAATAGGAGCAAAACTAGATACTACGTTAGCGCTAAACTTAACTGCTGCCTTATCTGCACTATTAAGCGCTTTAATAAGATCTTCAGTACCCGCGTCTATTTGAATTATTATTTTGTTGTCTGCCATTTTTCCTTGCCTCTGCCGTCTGCTTTTTAAGACGATCTATCTCATCTTCTACACGAAGAGAGTTAAGTAAGTTAAGAAGCTCTATAAGCTTCGCTGGCTGCTCTAGAAGCCCTCCGCTATATGGTAACAGTCCATTCTCTAAATGCCTAGCATGATGCGATAGCTCGGCTACGTAAGGAGAGTAATAATTAGAAGGGCACTTATAGAAGTAGATCCTATCTTTCCATTTAGCTACTGGGGTAGCTATAGGAGAAAAGCATCCTTTCATAGATCGTCTTCTACTCTCTGGGTACTTATCCTTACAGATATAGCAGCTAAAGTTTAGATTATTTAAAGAGTAATGAGTAGCCACTACTTCTACAGTATCCTGCCATGATAGGGAGGAGATAGAGCTTATCTCTCCCAGTAGAAGATCTAGTAAATTACTCGGATCTACTTTCCCAGGTCTAGGACCTTCCCATTAATCTTGATCTCTACGCCTTCGTATTCTCTAAAATTAGAAGAAGTAGAAATAAAACTAATAGGGGCAAGAAAAGGAGTCTTAACCAGTACGCTAATAGCCGTACTAACGTCATCTTCTGATAGTTCGCCATTGATTGCCTTGATTGTAATAGGATTATTATCGTAGTCCGTAATGCCCCTAACTTCCTTAACGGCATATTTAAGCATTAAAGAAGTCTGCTTCGTAACGTCTACGATAGTATTACCTGCTTCGTTCTTAGTTGTGTTAGCTATCTCTATGGATCGATCATATCTAAGAGGAGAGAAGTCTACCTCTAACTCTTCATGCTTAAGTGTAACGATGTCCGTAGTTCTTAATACCTTCATAATGTCCCCTGGTTAGATTGCTATAGATAGATCGTACTCATGGGACCATAAAAAGAAAAGGGCCAGCTATTAACTGGCCCATAACTTAATCAGAACACACTATAAACTAATCAAGTTTTTATCTTTCCAGGGTAAGAAAGTTAAATAAAGCTCATAAACATAGTATCGTTTGCAGAGCTAACGAAGGCCTGAAACTCTAGATCGTCTGTTAATACTCCGTCCTGATCTCCGTTAACAATAGCCGTTAAAGCTACTTGAGGGAGCCAGATAGCTGCTGAGTTTTGTAACTCTCCAGCTGCTGCGCCTGGGTTAGAGATATGGACGAAGATAGAGACTGGAGTCCCATCGTTATATTTAGTAAAGCGATCTACCGCATCCGTCTTCATATATGGATTAATCTTTCCAGATACTAGGAAGTTCGTATTTCTAGAAGCTAATTTACCTTGAGCAGAGCATGGAGAAAGAAGGTCTACTAGGGTATTACCCATAGTTAAGCTAAATTCTACATAATCCGTCTCTACTCCGTCGATATAGGCGCAAGCTTCTAGAGCTACTGGAGGCTGAGGCTCCGCAGAAAAGTCTGGCACTAGACCAGATACAGAGTCTACCTTCTCAAGGCTTAATCCCTTAAGAGAAAAGTTAACCTGAGGGATCTGCCCAGTAGTCCAGTTAGAAATTTCTGCAGACTCTACCTTGCCACCTGCAAACTGCTCAGAGATCTCGCCGCCCATTTCTGCCGTAACAGATAGAGAAGTAACGTCATCTTCGAAGTAGTAAGTAGTAAGAGGAGCAATCTCTACGCCTGCTGCTGGAGCAGAAGGAGCAGGAATAGCTAGAGTTACAGTAACTGCTCCTAGCACGTTAGATACAGAAGCTACTGGTCTAATACAATGAGCGCCTGCAGTCTTAATATGTACAGAGTCGCCTTTCTTAATCTTGTTAATATCTGCATCGTCTAAATTTAATACTGTAGTAGTAGATCCAGCGATAAGCTCAATAGCAGTAGCTACCTGGCGCTTTCCACCTAGTAGGGATTTATAAAGAAGATCTGCTCTAGGAGCATTACCTTCTACTGCTGCTGCCTTGAATTCAGTAGGGAGAGATCCAGAAGCGTTAGGTAGTCCAGGTCTAGGAGCTACAGACTCGATAGTAGACTTAAGAACTTTTCTTTCGATCTTCTCTTTAGTGAATTCGAATCCAGCGAAGTCGTCTAGTACTTCGATAGCCTCTGCTGCTGAAGTAGGAGCTATATAAGTCCCCTCGGTTACTTCTTCTTTTACAAAAATTGAGCTTTTGCCCTTAATTACGAAGTTCATATAATATCTCCTTAAAAATTAGCTACTCTGTACTTAACCGATAGCGTAAGAGTTATCGTTATTAAATTATTATCATTATCTATATTAGGACCTGATAAGTCTACTGGAGCGATAACTAGAAGGCTCGCAGAAGCAAGCGATCCTGGACGTCTATAAAACTCCTTATAAAGAGTCTCTATATCGTCCGAGATAGACGCTATCTTATCTCTTAGGTCCTTATCCCCAGAAGACTTTTTAGGCTCGTATCTTTGAGTAAGATCTATCTCTATACTATGGTCGAAAGTGGCAGCATGATTAGTACCTGCAATGGTAGAAGCTGAGCTTAATCGTACCCCATAATTCTTTGCCGCTAGTCTATCATTTAGCTCTAGCTCATACACGAAGGGCATAAGCTTATAGGTAGGTAAAAGAGTCTCTACCTTAGACTCTATTAGGTCCATTAGCTCAGTTACTACGCTCATAGTCTACCTACGATAATAGGCATATCGTCTGCTATCTCTTCGTCGTCTTTAACTCCGTCATCGTTTTTATCAATAGTGATTAGAGGAGTAAGGGATCCTGCTGCCTCTGCCTCATACTTAGAGGCAAGTCCTTCCCACTTATCCGCAGGCGCATCCGATAACCATGAGAAGATTTTAGATAGGGTAAAGTACTTAGCAGCATCTCGGACCTCTTCTTTATCTAGGAGATCGAAGGCGTCTAACTGCTTTCTTACTGAAGGCTCAGAGATCTTTCCGTTAATGACTAGGCCAGTACGTCTTAGGTCTATAATAATATCTCTAGCAGCTTCCTCGTGAAAGCGGACGAAAGACTCCTGCCCTTCTGGTAAATGATTCATAATAGAAGGATATGCAGCTACTAGATCGTAATCGTCTGAGAATAAAGTAGAGATACCTCTAAAAACGATATTATGAGCAGTACTAGCAGTTAACTGATACCAGTATAACTCCTCTCCGAATAGCTCAGTCTTAACTTGCCCTACTTGTTTATTATTCCAGGATAAGAAGCCTGGTCCAGATAATCCAAAGGTAAGATCTTTTACCCCAGTTACGGATTCGAAGCCAGCAGTAGCGTAGTACTTTACGTCTAAGACTAGATCGTTAGTATTCTTTACTACGTTAAGGAATAGGCTATTAATAGGCTTATAATACCCTATGAATAGGTTATAATCATTTAGATCTAAAGTATTAGGCAGATACTCATAGCGAGATTGCTCTCTAGAGATGTCATTACCATTATAGATTATCTTAAGCATAATACTCCTTATTAGTTCTCAATATAAATATGATCGAAAGATATGCCTAACGCAGTAGATACTCCTCCTGCGCTCATCCATGCCCTAGGAGAGAGAAGCTCCGTTAAGAGAGGTAGGTCAACACTTGTAGAGTCTGAGAACGATGCCCCAGTTAAATGGTTTGAGATTTTAAATTGAACTACTCCAGAGCCTGCTACAACACTTATTTCAATTTTATAGAAGTCTGATTGATCTGTAGTAGGTCTAGGAAGTCCCGTATTTATCTTTGTTGCTATTCCTGCCCCATCATTCGACATAAATTGGATAGTAGAGTCTCCATTATCTAGACCGAAGCCAAACATATTGGTCAAGCTTGATGGCTGTACATCTGTAGGAGCTACAGTAGAGTTAGTAAATCCAACAAAGAATCGTCTATTAGTCCCCCCTACTGCGAAGCCCTGGGTAAAGCCTAGAGAGGTTGAAAATTTAAATCCTCCATAGGAAGTAGTCGATCCCATAATAAAGGTTTCCGTAGCCCATCTCCAGCCTGCTATAGCCGTAGAGATTGCAGAAGCCGTTAACGCCATGATCTTTTTTGAAGTGTAAAGGGAAGTACAAGTAGGAGTAATACCTCCAGCAGTACCAGTAAAACTAGGAGCAGGGCAGCCGACTGTGCTAGGAGTGGTACTAGCTACTGTAGGGGTAACATAATAAACGCTTTTCTGGTATTTTACAGAGTAAGAAGACTCATTAAAAGCATCATAATCAGTTGTTGTTAAGTAGCCATCATTAGAAGAAGAAGCTGCTCCTAGTTTTGTTTTAATACTTGCACTATCTTCGTCCCCTGTATTAGTTCCACTTAAATTAGTGGCAGAGATAGCTCCTGTAAAGGTAGCTCCTGCAAGTGGGGCAAAGGTAGCGTCAGTATAGTGCTTAGTAGTTACTTCTTCAGGATCTACTGGAGTCGTAGGCACTTGGCCTATTCCACTAATAGCATTATAGAGCCTTATCCTGGCAGGCTCTAAATAAGTCCTAAATATTCCGAGCGAGTCTGTATCATTAGTTAGTTCTACGTTATATGGACTTGCATTAAAGTATCTAAAGTCTAATCCGTCTGGAGCTTGAATAGATAAGCTGTCTTTAGTTAATTGAGAGCTAACACTAGCTACCGAAGAGTCTTCAGATATAAAGCCAGAGGCACTTATCAAGCTAAGAGCAGTTCCCGATATTGCCTTTATGTTTCCGTTGGCCTGAAAATTGCCATTAACATCTAGAGCTTCTGCTGGAGTATTGTTATTAATCCCAGTAAGAAGACTGGTCCCATTAGACTTAGAGTAGATCGAAGGTCCTAGCTCGTCTCCTACCGAGGGAGTTACACTAATAGCATCTCCTGAGTCTGTAGTAGATATATCGAAGGATCCCATAGCTGAACTAAAGCGATTGCCTGTGGTAGAAGCTCCGAAAGATACTGCCCGAGTCGAGCCTGCAATGCACTCTACGAAGGCATTTTGCGAGTCTAATATCTGAAGCCTACCAGAAGATCCTACTGTAGATAATAATGAGCCTGTAAAGATAAAGCCATTAGCGTCTATCTTGAAGTTAGAGGCGTCTGGATTAGCTGCATCTTCCACGACAAAAGAGTCACCTGTACCAGTATTTGTCACTCTCAAAAGTGAACTTCCAGTCGAGGCGGCACCAGAAATAACTCCACCAGTAAGTTTTAAATAGCGTGCATCACCTCTTGACTCTGTGAAGTATTGTAAATGGTCGTCACTATTTAGGTTACTTAAAAGGCTGTGAGAAGTAGCTACGCCACTTGGCGTATAGAGCTGCTCGCCTCTAAAGTCTACGTAGATCTCCCCTATAGTTGGGTTACTTGATACGACGATAGCTTTAGGAGTATTAGTGTATGCGCTATTAGACTGGAAGATAACGGATCCTATCGCTGTGAATTCAGCGAAAGGAAGTCCAGATAAAGAGCCTATCTCAGTCTCGCAAGCTGCTCGGGCCTGAGGAGCATTAGGGTATTGATTAATCCCCATTATACCTATGACTGGGTTATCCTGGTCATTAGTAGCGAAGTAATGGACTAATACATAATTCCCATTGGTAATTTGGGTTAGCTGCCAGTTACCTGTAACGAACTCGTTAAAAGGTACTCTAGTACCAGTATAGCCAGCCGTCCCATTGTAGATTATCGGATAGCTATCTCCTGCTTTCTTTCTCCATAGTGAGCCCTGTCTAAATAATACTGGGATCTGAGATTGATCTAGTATGGACAGGAGAAGGTCCTCATCTCTAATAGTACCACTATCAGAAGTAAATTGAGCATGGGCATTAGATGAGCCGTCCCCGTCTGCTTCGAAGCCTTGGAGAGCTAGACCAGTTAAATAGCGAGTACCGAATACAGTATGCAAGTATCCATGAGTGGCCCCGTCCATCTGCATACCATGGCGCTCATCTCCTAAGTAGGTATGGGTATTAGTATCAGGATTCCAGTAGACGATAGCTACCATTGCATTATCTTGGAATAGATCTACAGAAAAGGTAGTAGTCTCTTCAAGATTGCCGCTAGCATCGAAGTATAAATAGTGGTTTCCTGCGGTTGTTGAGATCTGCTTCCCGATAGCTACAAGCGAGGGAAAGGTATAAAGAGTCCCCTTAATCCATACGTCGAAAGATGCTCCAGTAGCTGAGATAAAAAGAGTACGTGTAAAGTCATCGAAGGTGATAGCCGAGTCTGTACGATTAGGGAAGCCAGTAGGCTCCTTCATTGCTTCGTTCTGAGTATCAAAATTACTTGTAAGTAAGTATTGAGGATGGTCATTATCAGAAAGGCCAGTTAATAGGCCATGATCTGTAACGCCTGCGAACGATCCGATTAATAACCATGATCCAGATAGCTTCTGATAATAAGCATTAGTAGAGCTATTGATATAGAAGTCTGAGTCTTGCCCTAGCAATGGACTAGGATCAATAGTACCAGTATAGATCTGGGATCCGTCTGCCCCTGCTGGGCCTACATCGCCTTCTGGACCTATCTCGCCTTCTGGACCTTTAAGACTTCCCTGGATAACCCATACCCCAGAGACCTTTTTATAATAATCTCCGTTATCATTGTTAATATAGTTATCGTTATCGTTACCTATCGAGTTAGACGGAACTCCTGAGCCATTTAGCCAGTCTCCGTTATTCTTTCTTATTACCCAGTCATTAACATTAGAAGTACCTACTGAGAAAAACTCCTCTCCTGTAGCTGTATTAATCCAATGGATCCCTGCTTCTGGAGGAGCGCTAATTGGAGAAGTTATTTTTCTAACTATATGCGGATTAATCATGCTATCCCCTGGCTGTCGTCATTGTATAAAATACTATCGTCATCAAACAAAATAGCCGCTACTGGCAGCTCTAAAGTCTGGTTAGACTCTACTAGTATCGCCTTAATTACGTCTTTCTTCGTTAGAGTACTTCCCGTTCCACCTTGCCCAGTAAAGTCTAGCCTTCCTGTGAAGGGGTTAAAAGTAATACTCATATTTTTCTAACTCTTAGTACTTCGTTATGGGCCGAGTCTGTAAAGGTAACTTCTACAGTGGCCTGAAGTACTGAGTCTTTATAATAGTTGTAGTTTGTTATTGTATCGCTTGGGAATACTGCCTGGATATCGTCGTAGCTAATGCCTTCGAGTAGTCCACTATCCCCTTCCTGAGTTACTGCTACTTTAGTCTTTCCACTTGTAGCCTCTCGGAACTTATCATGCTCTCTACTTTTTAGATCTGCCTGCATCGGTACTATCCTTTAGAGCATTATATTCCTGCGCCATAATATTCTCTGCCTTATCATGGTACCAGGCAATATGCTTTTTAGAAGTAACATCAAAATAAATCGAGAAGAAGTTAACAGTACCTCCTCTCTGAAGACTTACTACACTCATCTTAGAGCGAAGCTCTTTAGCGCTAGAAGCCTCTACGTAGTTTGGAAATAATTGATCCATCTTTACCCTGTAAAAGAAAGCCCCCAGGGGTTAGCCTGGAGGCATAAAGCAATTAAACTACAGCTTTAAACTTAATCATAAGAGCAGACTTAGTAGGAGCAGCATTGCCCATACCGATCTGGAGAGACTTAACTCCGTAAAGAGAATCAAGACCACGCTTCTTAGCGCCTACGCCATGATCGATATCATCTTGCTCGCCATAAGCAGGCTCACGCTGGAAGCCATAAGCAATAGCGCCTTTCTCTGCCATGAAGTACTCTCCGTCTTCAAGTGCATTACAGACTACTACGTCTACGCCGAATACCTTACCGATAGATCCAGTTAAATTTACTGGAGCGCCATAAACTTGGTTAGAAGAGAACTCTTCGATCTTAAGAAGAGCAGTCTCCTGAGCAGGAGAGATAAAGAGAGCTACTGCTGCCATATCTGCTTCGTTCTTCTTAAGGTATTCTCTCATTTCTAGTACTAGGTCACGAGTAATGTTACCAGTAGCAGAAACTTCTGGAGCGTCTGCAAGTACAGAAGCTCTAACTTTTTGGTCAAAATATCTGCCATGTGAAGCGGCCGCTTTAGAAATTAGCTCAAGCTCCCAGTTAAGAGTAGATTGGATAGAATCGTTAGGATCAATGATCCATTTTACCGCGGCCGGGACGGAAAGTAAGAGCGTATCTACTGTAGAAGTGATAGCCTGAGCGTCGATAGTTCCGCCTGAAGATCTTTCCTGTACTGTGAAAGCAGAAAGCTTAGGGAAAGAAATAGACTTCATTCCTTTAACTGCAAACTGAGATACGTTAGTAAAGTAGTTAGCGAAAACTGCTTTAGCTAGAAGTTCCTTCTGAGCCATGTCTGTGATTAGCGCCATCTTTGTTGCTGCAACCTGTGAGTTGCCAATAATTGCGTCCATTTTTTTACCCTCCTAAGAGTAATTTATTAATAAAACTATTTAAAAGTACTAGCTATATAAGCTTTTAACTCTGCTGCGCTCATCTTAGACGTATCTACTGAAGCAGTATTGCCAGTAGATCCAGGTCTAGAAGTTACTGCCCCCATGGGACCTTGCGCCTTCCAAATATAAGGAGCTTCTTTTTTAACTTCTTCGACGTATCGCTTAGCTACTTCATCGTTAAAGTCCAGGTTATCTTCGTCTAATCCGTCTTTTAGAAAGTCTTTAAGCTTAGGTCTGCTTAGAAGATCGTCGATATTATGGACGTCCCCAGCAAACTTGGTTAACTTATCCTTAACCACTTGAGAAATTACTTTCTTCTTAGTCTTTCCTAACTCCTGCATAGCAGCAGCGGACTTTCTTTTTTCCGCTTCTAACTGGGCAGCGATATCTCCAGACTCCTGAAGCTTTTTAGTCTCTAATTCATCTTTCTCCGCTAATGCCCTCTTGTACTTTTCCTTGTACTCCTGGGACTCTTTTAGCAGTCTCTGATTAATTACAGCAGCTTTCTCTGCGTCTAAATGTTCGTGATTAGTCTTGTCAGCGTTTTGGCCTTCGCCAATAGCATTAGAGCCTTCGCTCATAAACCTACTCCTATTATTTAATATCGCTTAAGTGCGATATGTCAAACTTCCTACTTAATGTTAAACTTAACCGAAGCAAACTTCTTTAACTTGCTCTTAGATCTAGGATCCAGCTTAAGAGCTTTAAGCAATGCTTCTGTTATCTTCTGGTCTATCCTTCTATTAAACCTTTCTCCTGGTCGATTAGGCAATAGCCTACGCTCAGGGATATTCTTTTCTGGTACCCCGTCGTTATGAATATTCCAGAGATTTTCTCCGTCAACATCTGAAAAGGCAGTTAACTCTCCAGTCTTCTCGTTATAACTTAATCCCTTCTGCATCTCTCCAGAGACTTTAAGATTAACTGGACTTACCTTCTTCCCATTAAATTGATTCTCGGACCTTTCCTTAACCCATTTTTGATTTTCTTTGTTTTGCTTTCTCGCCTCTGCTGAAGCTCTATAAGCTCCCAGCTCTTTATTCTTTAGAGGCTCCAGGGATCCGATCGATCCGTTAGGATTAGTCCAGAAAGCTATCTGCCCCTTGATCTGCTTAACGTAATTAACGCTATAACTTTTAAACCTAGCAGCTGCCCCCATAACTGGACTTATACCCTTATTAATTAGGTCCAGGATAATACTTACTATATCGATCTGCTTAATCTCTTTGCGGAAAGCTTTATTAATATCCCCGATATTATCTTTAATGATCTTCTCTATCTGTCCTGGTCTTAATCCGTTTTTATTAATTGCCATTAGTCCTCTAGATAACCTTCTAAGATCCGCTTTACCCCTCTGATAATCTCCGCTTGTAGCAACTGGTCCTCATCTGGGATAAATTGCCTTTTAGGTAGGGTATCTCCCTTATTATGGTTATAACTCTTAATGGCCTGCTCATCGTCGAAGATACCTACTGTAACCTTTCCAGTAGCAGCGTTAGTCTTAAAGGTAAGAGCATTAAGCATATCTCCGTTAAGGTCCAGGTTAGCTAGTCTGTCTCCGTTCTTCATAGAGTTAGCATAGTCTTCGTTAAGGGTAGCTTTATACTTGCCTCCTGCTACTGGACTCTTAGCTTCTCCTACGTAGTCCAGTATAGACTGTACTAAATAGTCCCCTACTTCATTAACCAGATCACTCCTAAGATTAGAAGGTACCTGATCAATATTAGGGATCTCGAAGATAAAGCTAGTCTCTTCCTTAGAGATCATTAGAAGCCTTTAGTAGAAGGCTCTACGCTACCCTGCTCAGAGACCATAAGCCTTGCCTGGTCTTCTGGAATACCGAATGAAGTAATGAGGATATTAACCCCAGCATCATAAGTAAGTTGCCCTAGTCCTACCTTAGTAGATACGTCTACGATAGCTGCTACCTGTGCGCCATTGAATACTTTAGTAGGATCCGTAAACATAGAAGCAAGATCCATTTTAGATTGTTGGATAGCTAGGAGCTTATCCTTAGCGTCCTGCTCGCTTAAGTTAGGATCGTACATTTGGACTAACTCGTAATCTGGCCATAGTCCCAGATCTTTCATAGTCTTAAGATTTTCGAGCTTTTCTTTATCGCTAATCATAACTTTAGGCTTTCTATAAATAACTCTAAGAGCATCGTAAGGAAGTACTGCCTGCCCCTGAGTAGCTAGCTGAGCAGCCACGATCTCATAGATCTCATGCTCTACTTCTGAGTAGATCTCCTGGTTATCCTCTATTATGCCCTGGACGTCCGACTGGGAGAGTAAACGATCAAAGCCCGAACTAAAAGTTTCTACTCCTCCAGATAATACCTGGGATCCAGAGATACCATGCTCATCTAGGATAGTAGCTAGGTAAGTGCTAATGGCTTCTTTATGTCCTGTCATATTAGGCGTAGGAGAGATAAAGCTAACGTCCGTAGGCTTATCTTCTGGTCTAGAAGACTGAGGAGCCTCGATAGCAGTATACAGAGAGTGAGAAGCGATATTGATCTTCTGCTTCTCTGGTCTAGAGATCTTAAGTACCCCTACTTGCATATTAGCACTTGTTAAATAAACGCTCATTAAGGCGTTAAGCTCTACAGTCTGCATAGGCAGAGGAGAAGGAGTAGGGTAGTTCTTTGAGTAGTTCATAGGTACGTAGACGAAAGGTAGGATCCCATAAGGATTAACTCCGTCTTCGTTACCTTCGATAGGCTCATACTGGATATGAAGCTTATCGCTTCCCTTGTTACCAGTTACCTTAATCATAATATGTTGTGCATCCGTCCAGAAGCTATAGAAGCGCTCCCTTTTAGTCTCATCGTTATTCCCATCTTCTGCAATTAGAGAGTTATATCCGTCCGATCCTAGTCCTGAGCTAACGCTCTGATCTGGGTAAGATAAAATTACTACCTTAACTTCTCCGTCATCGTTCTTTACTACGTCATACTCATAAGGAGCAAGGCTATAAAACTTCCAATAGAGCTGGGTAGTAGCCGAGTTAGACTCATACTCTCTATCCATAAAGCAAGCTACTAGGCCATGCTTATACTGATTAAATTGAATATCTAACTCTCTCATGGCGTTATTAAGTCCGTACTCGCTAACGATATTATGATAGATCTCGGTAGCTGCTTCATCTCCGATAACCTTTCTAATAGGAGCTTCTTTGTAAGCTTTAGACTTCTTATTAACGATCTTATTAAGGATAGAATAATCCGTTACTGAATACATAGACCAGGTCTTAGGATACATCTGCTTGATCCGCTCTTCTACGAAAGGCTTCAAGTTCCCAGTTCTGATCTGTTCACTATCCCAGGCTATTCTCTTCCTGCGAAGATTTTCTCCGCTTTCGATCTCCTGGATAATGCTCTGAATAAAGTCTGGGGTTAAGATAAAGTCTTTCATTTTATGGCTCCTATAGTTCTATTTTATGGTATTCATTAACCTACGATATGACTAGAGCTTGAATATCCCTAGTAATTAGATCGTTACGATAACAGTAATATCCTAGCGCAGTAGTTATATGCTGCTCTCTTAGTGAGTCGTCTTCTATTAGTCTTGCATTTTCTTTTAACTGAGTTAGCCTTAGACCTTTACCTAGATCCTTAGCTTCTTTATAGATGAATAGATTAGACTGCTCCAGATCGTTTCTGCATAGACCATTAACTAGGTTATGCCTTGCCTTAATAGCTGGGTTAGCTGCTGGCACTTCTATCTCATAGTCCAAGTAAGCTCTATGCTTAGGTCTGTAGTTAGCTATAAAATTCTCGATTAGGTCCCAGTCTGGCTTATTAGCTCTAGTATCGCCATGCCTGCCTGAAGCATCTCCGAAGAAGCGGACCATAGGAAAGCCCATATCTAGGTACCCATCGTTAGCCACTTCGTCCATTATATCTAGCGTCCTCATGCCTCCGATAATCCAAGTCTTTCCGATATGGTACTGCCCATTAATAAACTGCCCAGCGCCTATACTCATAGGCTTACCGCTCTTACTATTGTTAAAGTCCAGGAATAGATCTAGAGGCTTCGATAGGTCCCACTTGTAGACGTAATCTCTGTAGTTATTAACATCTTCGTAGGCATAGTAGACGTTGTCTTTATTAATCTCGATCCATTGGCCCTGGAGCATCCTGAGCGCCTGCTTATGATCTAGCGTCTTTCTTAGGCTTTCGATATACCACTTAGGAAGGAAGGGATTATCTTCTGTCTTAGAGTAAAATACTCTCCTGGACTCAGAGGCTCCTTCTATGAAGTACTCATAGGCAGGGTGACTAGGAGAGTCTGGGTTAGTAGCGCAGATAAGTAGATTCTCTTTTACCCCTTGAGCTCGCCCTAATCTCATGCGTATCTCTGTTACCATATCCATAGTATCGTTTTCTGTTAACTCTTCTATGACTGCTAGGCTTAGCTCATACGATCTAAACTTATCGTAATCCCCTTTATCCCAGGATACTCCGTAGATAATGGATCCGTTAGGAAGTCTTATAGTGGTATCTGATTTATTCCAGTATTGCTTAAGATCTGGGTAATGCTTAAGGATCATGGCCCATATAGTATTTTTCATATCCTTATGAACTCTTCTTCCTACCAGTACCCCAGCTCCTGGGTAGAGTATTACGTGAGTAGCTACGATATGAGCTAGGAGAAGTGACTTAGCAGATCCTACGCTACCACTTAAAAGGACCTCTAAAGGCCCCAGGTTATAGTTATAGTCCTGTCTGATTAGGCTTATTACTTCTAACTGATATGGTACCTTTTTCGGATCGAACTCCGAGATAGTCGGTACTGCGCTTGCTACCTTAACGTCACCACTTAGCACTTATTAGCTTTCTTTTTTATCTGGCAGACTATAGGCAAGCTTAATTAAGTTCTTAGCGTTATCGTCTACAGTATGCTCTACCTTCTCTTTAAAGGTATCAGATACAGAGTTAAGAATAAATTTAACAAACCCAGGATCATAAGCTCTAGAGATCCCTCCCTGTACTAGGATATTCTCCTGGATCTTCTTACACTTGTTATAAACTTCTCCAAATTCTTTATGATCTGATGCCCAGTTTAATAGAGTCTGATGAGTAATGCCTCTAACTACTGCAGAGTAATATTGGAAAGTAGGTAGATCGTTTAGCTCTTTTTTATTAAAAGTCTTAGTCTCTTTATAAAGACCTCGATTAAAGTAATTAAGCATCTCTTCGCAGTAAGCTGGATCATATTTAGACTTAGCTCCTTCTCCAGGTCGAGGCGCTCTCTTAGGTACTTTTAGCTTCTTAGTTTGTTTTTCCATTCCATATCTCCCAAAATTTTGTCACCTTATAATAGATCTTAACGCTCTTTTCTTCTGCTATTAACATCCCAGAAGCTTTAGTAAAGTACCTTACGTCAGCCTTAAAATAATCTTTACCATGATATCTAATCTTTACGATCTCAAGATAAGTACTATTCTCCGGTACGTGCCAGGTATTACTTAGCATTAATCGCCCTTAACGAAAGCTACGGTTAAAAGCTTTTCATCATTAAGGTATGCGCTCATTAGCTTATTAACTAACGCTTGATCTTCTGGATTAATTTCTAGCTTTATGGTTACTGAGCCGTCTACTCGTGTATTAATGGAGGATAGGATAGCTTGGCATACGCCTAGCTCTGATACATTGCTTTTCATCTTTAAGCCTTCGCTTTAAAGGTTAAGACTCCTTCGAGCCTATTTTTCTATAGATTAACTTAGTACCATGGTAGTACGTCAAGAAATTAAGATAGCTTCTGCTTCATTAGTTCGAGCTTAAAGCCTGGGTAGATCTTCCATTGATCCCTTACTCCATGATGAAAGCGGAGCTTAGACAAGTATCTTTCCCCTGCATTAAAATGTTTCATATTCCATTGATTAACTAGCTCTGCTCTCCAGCCTGCTATCTGCTTCTGGATATTATCTAGCCTCTCGTATTCCTGGATAGTGGGAAGATAGGAAGTAGGGAAGTCTAATAGATCTCCCATTACTTAAAAGATCCTTTCTGGTTTACGATATCTTCTATTAGAGTAGCGAAAGACTGCACTATGATCTCCTGAAGCTCTGGAGCTAGGATCTGATCTAGTCCCACGAAAGTCTTAGTAGCATGGCCCATCTCATGATAAAGCCAGTACAGCTGAGTCTTCTTAGGAGCGCTGGAGTCTATATAGATAGTCCTGGTCACTGGATCCCATATACCAGCTGCATCTTTAAAGATCATATCCAGCTGCTCTTTAGAGCATAATTTAATGGGTATTTTTCTACCGAATATCGTAACGTGCTTAGGCATTATCTGGCCCTCCTGACTTAATGGTATCAGTTAAGACCAGATATGGTTAAATAATATTACCCGACTAAGGTACTATCCCTATATGAAAAGCTGGGTACTTATCGTAGATATTACTAACCGCGTTAATTAAATTTATGTCTGGCTTTCTATCAGATAGGATTAGGCGCTTATAAGCTATAGCCACTACCTTCTCGCTTACTGGTAAGCTATCCCAGGCCTTCTTATCGCTAGCTTTAATATCGCAGCTTATGCAAGTTATCTTATATGTCTCTAACTCGGAGCAAGTTTCGCAGCTCATTCATTACCTACTTCTTTTAGTGCTTCTCTTGCTATTACTAATTTTTTTGTTTTGCTTGTATCTCGACAAAATTCACACCTACAAGACCATGAATCTTTATTACAATCCGCAAACTTTTGAAAAAAAGATGCCGAATCTATTGCCATTTCTAAAGCTTCACGTAGCTTTTTGTTTTCATTTATCAAATCTTCAGTTCTATCATTCATTTGTTTCATTCGTGAGCCGTTGATTAGCTTTTTGTTTTCAGCTTGGAGTTTTTCATT